TTACTGATTTTGTTCAAAACGGGTTTAAAAAAGGTTATCAAGTTGGTTTACAAAATTTTGATGATATTTTTTCAACATATACCGGACAGTTTATTACTGTTACTGGGATACCTTCTTCTGGTAAGTCTGATTTTGTTGATCAGATGGTCGTCGGTTACAATGTAAATTACCAATGGAAAACAGCATTTGCATCACCTGAAAATGCACCAACATTTTTACATGCTCATAAAATAATGCGCAAAGTGTGGCAAGATATGCCAAGAAGATCAGATATTGGAGGAGAAAGATGGAAACAAATAGCAAACCACGTTAATGATAATTTCTTTTTTATTGATATGGAACGTTATACATTAGAATCTGTATTAAAAAAAGGTGCAGAACTTGTTAAACGCAAAGGAATTAAATGTTTAGTTATTGACCCATTTAATAAAATTAGAGATATTGATTCAAAAACAGAGGATGTTAACAGATATACAATGGAATATTTAACTAAAATTGAAATATTTGCTAAAAAATATGATGTATTAGTTATAATTGTTGCTCATCCGACTAAAATGTATAGAGATAAAGATGGTAATTTAGAAGAACCTAATATGTATAATATAAAAGGTGGAGGAGAGTGGTACGATGCTAGTTACCATGGTCTTTTAGTACACAGAAATTATGAAGAAAAAACAGTTAAAGCTAAGGTTTTAAAGGTTAAATTTCAAAATTTAGGGGAGAATGGGGCTGAAGCACATTTTAGATGGGAACCCAAGTCTGGTTGCTTTATTCCGCATGAACAAATAGGAGTTGAGGAAAAAATGCCATGGGAAGCGGATTAAAAAATAGAAAAAAAAGAGATGATTACAAATTACCGCAGTATCTTTGTAATACGGAGGAAAAAGAACACGCTATGTTCTGTATAAGAAATAATATAAGAATATCTCCGCTTGGCATTTATAAAGAACCGGGAAAATGGAAAATAGGTATAAATATTGGACCATATAAACGAGGAGAAAAAACAAACGTAGCACCAGGTGTATATGATAGAGATACAATATGGCCTGAATACTATAAATTTTGTAAATATTATTATGATAAATATAGAAAATGAATATAGAGGATTATTATCAGGAGTATTGCATGGCGGAGCTGAAAAGCCAGATAGAACTGGCACAGGGACAAGAGCTGTCTTCGGAAGAATGCTTAGACATGATATGGCACTTGGATTTCCTATACTAACAACTAAAAAAATATATTTTGAAAAAGCACTTGCAGAAATTCTTTGGATTATTCAAGGAAGAACCGATCTTAAGTATCTCCATGATAATAATATTAATTATTGGGATTACGATTATAAAAGATCAAAGCGTACTGACGGAACGCTGGGTAAAATATACGGCCATCAATGGCGTAACTTTAATAATGTTGATCAGTTTAAAAAGATTATTAGAGAAATTAAAAATAATCCTCATTCAAGGAGGCTTATGGTTTCAGCTTGGAATCCTGCTGACATGGACGATATGGTTTTACCTCCTTGTCATTACGGTTTTCAAATTTATATAAACAATAATAAAATGAGTCTGATGTGGCAACAAAGATCCGCCGACATATTTTTAGGTCTACCATACGATATAGTGATGTATGGGCTGTTACTAGAAATGCTGTGTAAGGGACTAGGCTACATACCTCATCAATTAATTGCAAGTTTAGGAGATTGTCATTTATATAACAATCATTTAGAACAAGCTAAATTGCAATTAAGCAGAGAGCCTTATGCTTTACCTAAAATTAAAGTTGATTTTGGTATTGACATAAGAGAAGGTGCGAGCGATTTTTTATTTGTGCCCACCAAAAAAATGATTAATTTAATTAAATACAAACATTATGAGAAAATTAAAGCTAGTCTTTCTTATTAGTATTTTTGCAACGTTTTGTGCTAATGCACAGATCTTAACTTTTTCAAAAAGTAAAGCTATAAACTTTCAAAATACAGTAAGAAGTTACTATGAACTGCCTCTATTGAATTTAGATAGAGAGCTGAGTACGGATGCCCAGTTTTGGGCGGATGAAATGGCCCGTACGGATGTATTTGACTTTTCAGATAGTGATTATGGAGAAACGTTATATAGACTCAATAAAAGTGAATTTATATTACCTAGAAATCCGTATTTGGATGCAGCAGTTGGATGGCTACAAGCCTACGAAGAGCCTGAATACTATCAAACACTTTGCGAAGACTGTAATTATGTAGGATATGGAAAATCTGAAAATGATTTTTATATTTATGTAGTTGCAAAATACGATAAATTATATAAATAATATGTATTATATTTATCATATTCCTGGTAAAAAAATCGGTGTGACGCGTGATTTAAATAAGCGCGTTACAGCGGTTCAGGGCTATACTCAAAATGAATACGAAGTGCTTGATGCATCTACAGATATTAATTACATATCTGATAAAGAATTAAGACTACAAAAACATTTTGGCTATAGAGTTGATAGACAATCTTATAAAAATTTAATTAAAAAAATGAAAATAAATATTACAGAGCAAACAACCACGTTTCCTGTGCCTTTAGATAAATTATCAGAAAATTTATTTAATAATATAGGTTTAAAATGGGAAACAGGTTTTGGTGATTTTGAAATTACTGCTAGTAGCTTACAATGGGTTTTATCAAACGCAAAAGTATCTATGTATGATAAAGCACGATGCTACATTTATAATAAAGCATTTTATGAAAATGTTGTTAATAAAGAACCTGCTGAAGTTGATTTTAATGCAATACGCGAGTGGGCTAATACAAGAGGTATCGTTGAAAAAGGCGATATGAAAACACAACTAATAAAGTTATATGAAGAAACCGGAGAACTTTCAGAAGCCATCCTTAAAAATAATAAAGAAGATATTATTGATGCTATTGGTGATAGCGTTATTGTTCTTACTAATTTGGCCGAGATGGCCGGAACAAACATTGAAGACTGTATTTTATCTGCTTACAATGAGATTTCTACTAGAACTGGTAGAATGATTAATGGAACATTTGTAAAAGATACAATATGAAAGCAAGAAAAGATAAAATAATAAATAGCGTAATTGAAAAAATATTAAAACGCTCTGAAGCCGGTTATAAAAAATATGGTGTAGGTTTAGATAAAGATGAACAAACTCTTGACACTTGGCTTAATCATCTTCAAGAAGAATTAATGGATGCTGTAAACTATATTGAAAAAGCACGATCTGTTTTACGTGATGAAATAGAAGAATGTTATATACAAGATGCGAAAAAAGATTAGAAGAAAAAGAGGTCCTGTACAAGCTAAAAAAATAAAATACGATAATATTAATTTTGCTTCTGGGTTAGAAAAATATATGTATATGGCTCTGAAAAAAAACAAAATAAAAGCCAAATATGAAGGAGAAACATTTGTGTTGATTAATGGTTTTCATTTTGCTAACGAGTCATTTGAAAGACAAGCTAATGGTAAAGGAATTTTTTCTAACCGAGGGGGCAAAAGAATATTACCTATAAAGTATACTCCTGATTTTATAGGTGAAAATTTTATAATAGAGACTAAAGGCAGAGCAAATGAATCTTTTCCTATAAGATGGAAATTGTTTAAAAAATTAGTTTCAGAACAGTTCCCTGATTATATGTTATTTAAACCACAAAATCAAAAAGAATGCGACACAGTAATAGAAATAATCAAGGAGATCCAAAAGCGTTAGCTAGAAAAAAGTATGCTGAAAGGCAAATAAATAGATGGATTAAATGGTCAATTGAGTCTAGAGGATATCTTAAATATAAAGAGTTAGTAGAATTACACAATGAATATAATATAAAATGCTATGGCTAAACAAACCACATTTGTACATAAAAGAACTTCAAAAGTTAGAAGGCCGGGGATTCACGCAAAAACTAAAACTTCTAAAATAAAAACAAGTAAAAATTATGTTAAACCTTATAACGGACAAGGAAGATGATACCAAGATTAGTACCCGATAACTGGGAAATAACTATAGGATTATATCCTGGAGTTTTAATAGGAATGAGATCTTATGTAGAAAAACAATTTGTTCAACACGTTATATATATACCGTTTGTAGATATATGCATAGAAATAGATAAACAATAATAATATGGGATTATTTGATGAAAGAGTACCGTACAAACCTTTTGAATATCCAGAGTACTATACTGAGGGATGGCTTAAACAAGCTCAAGCATTCTGGTTACATACCGAAATACCTATGTCAGGTGACGTTAAGGATTGGAACGAAAAGTTAACTGCTGGGGAAAAAAATTTAGTAGGTAATATATTATTAGGTTTTGCTCAAACAGAATGTGCTGTGTCTGATTATTGGACACAAAAAGTTGTGGGTTGGTTTCCTAAACATGAAATACAACAAATGGCCATGATGTTTGGGTCACAAGAAACAATTCATGCAGTAGCCTATTCATATTTAAATGAAACGCTAGGACTTGAAAATTTTGAAGCTTTTTTACAAGATGAAGCAACAATGCAAAGATTTGATAATTTAGTTAGTTATGATGGAAAAGATAACGTGGGAATTGCTAAGAGTATTGCTATATTTAGTGCATTCGCAGAAGGAGTTAGTTTGTATTCTGCTTTTGCTGTTCTTTATAGCTTTCAACTCCGTAATTTACTCAAAGGAATCGGACAACAAATGAAATGGTCTGTAAGAGACGAATCACTGCACAGTAAAATGGGTTGTCAATTATTTAGACATATGTGTGCAGAAAATACTGAACTACAAAATAAATGTTATAAAGATGTTATTGAAGCAGCAACCGCTATGCTTGAAGCAGAAGAAAAATATATCGATAAAATGTTTGAACAAGGGGACATTGAAAATCTCAAAGCTTACGACCTTAAACAATTTATCAGAAAAAGACTTAACGAAAAAATTACAGAGCTCGGTTACAGCAACGGGAGGGGGCACTTTAAATTTGACGAAATCGGAGCCAGCAATCTCGACTGGTTTTATCATCTTACAGGTGGTCATACTCATACTGATTTTTTTGCGGTTAGGCCCACTGATTATTCAAAGGCTAACGAAGGAGAAGATTTTGAAGACATATGGTAATAAAAAATAAAAAAATGAAAAACATATTAATTTTAATTTTATTTAGTAATTTATTATTTGCTCAGTCTAAAGATATATACGGGCTGTGGGTAAATCTTGAAGGTGAATATGTAAGAATATCAGAAGATAATTCTTTTAGAAGATATACTAAAAGCTATTATTCTAATAAAATTATAGATTTAGCTGTAGGTAAAATAAAACTAATAAATAATGAAATGCGTATTTTTAGAAAAGATACAACGGATAGCTACGAGTTGTGCTATTATGTAGGCTATGAGAATATGGTTATATGCAGGCCTAGATCACAAAAAGCATGGTTGTGGCAAAAAATTAGTAATTAATGGGAAGAATAAAAAACTCTTTTTTAAAATTATTAGTTCATGATAGACGACTAACCGCTAAAGAAAGAATAGCTAGTAGACTAGGATATATGGGCTCAGCCTTTATAATGTTGTCACCTTATATTTTAAACTATGGCCATATGGGAGCAATAACATATATACTCGGCGGAATTTTATTAACGCCCCAAGTCTGGATTGCAAAGCAATGGAATTTAGTAATAATAAATATTAATTTAATAATTGGTTATTTAATATATATAATTTTATAAAATGAAAGAAAACAAATTAGTTGAAATGTGGAATAGAATAGAAATTTTAGGAAACAATGTTCAACAAATAATACAAGAATTACAAAATTTAAAAGATTTATCTATAGGTACTATGCAATTAGTTAAAAATTTTCCTGATTATGAAAATGCTGTAAATAAATTAAAAGAAGATTTAAAAGAACAAACAGAAAAAGCAAATAAAGAAAAAAAGAATGTGGAACAGCAGTTGGATAAAGGGTGAGGACTACCCATCATGGGGAGATACTGACGTTTATAAAAAAACTATTACAGGAGGCTACTTAATTAATGGCGAATCACCTAAAGATGCATATTGGAGGGTAAGCAACGCGGTTGCAAAGCGTTTATATAAGCCAGAATTAGCCGAAAAGTTTTTTGAATACATATGGAAGGGTTGGTTGTGTTTAGCTTCTCCAGTGCTCTCTAATACAGGCTCAGACAGAGGTTTACCTATAAGCTGTTTTGGAATAGATGTTGCTGACAGTATTCAAGATATAGGTAATAAAAATTTAGAAATGATGTTACTTGCAAAACACGGTGGTGGTGTTGGTATTGGAATTAATATGATCAGGCCTTCTGGTGCTAAAATTACAGGCAACGGAACTTCCGACGGTGTTGTTCCTTTTTGCAAAATATACGATTCAACTATTCTTGCAACGAATCAAGGCTCAGTTAGAAGAGGAGCCGCAAGCGTTAATATTAATATTGAACACAATGATTTTATTGAATGGGTAGAAATTAGAGAACCTAAAGGAGATGTTAATAGACAATCTCTTAACTTACATCAATGTGCTGTTATTGGTGATAAGTTTATGCGAAAGCTTGAATTA